TTATAAGGGCCAGTCCAAGTACAGCGTGAGCTACAAGTGTAGGCGTGATATAGTCAGGAACTTCATCCAGAACTGCAATGTACATCTTCGTCATTTCATTCACCCTCTTCTCCTTCTGTAAATAATTTATCAATCGAATTCTCCCAACAAACCAAGGCTAACTTCATCAGATCGCTCCTTGGGATGTAGATACGTTGGATTTCTGTTCCGTTGGATGATAGTTTGATTATACAGGAGAATTGTTCATCGTACAAGTAGTGGAAGTGTGTTTGCATTAGTGACATTGCCCCCAAGTCAAACCTGGAATCCACTCAAAACCTAAGTCTACTTTAAGCTTCAGCTCTTTGCAAGCATCTTTGATAGCTTCTGCAATGCATTCAACAGGTTGTGTTTTATATCCAACATAAGGCCCCTTAGTTCCATGCCCGATTGCACTACAACCTTCCTCAAGGGCAGCTTTAGCTTCTTCTTCAGTCTTGAAAGTTTTAATTTTCAAAAGCGAAGGGTGCGTAGCCATTTGTACCTCATCGTGCATTTCTATCATAAGCCATACCTTGATAGCATTTTTACTATCAACAAATGGATCACCAAGTAGTCCAAGGTCTTCCAGCCGTCTAGCAAGATTCACAGTAGTCCACTTAGCAGCAATGGCACCTCCTGACTGAAATAGAACGTTAATCAAACTGTGCTTGCTCCGTGTAAACAACAAACGACCATCCAAACCGGGAATGTAAGTTTTACCGTGCGACTCCCAGTACTTTTCTACACGTTGCTTTAGTTCCTTCAGTGCAGGTACGGCTTCCCAATATTCATTAAACAAACGCTTTCCTTCTGCTTCAGATACCCCAACCATCTTAGAGAGCTTCTTAGGTTGCGCTCCGTAAATAGCTGCGTATGAAAAACTCTTTGCTGCACTTCGATCAATACCTAGTTTACGGGCATTGATGGAGTGAATGTCATTAGGCTTCTCTGCAATCAAAGCTTCAGCTAGTGCTTCTCCGTCGGTGTAAGGAATTACGTGATGACCCATGATACGCGCCTCGAGGCTACTGAAATCGAAGCCTAGTTGCCAAAGACCTTTCCCTGAGCCAAACAGATTACGCATTTGCTCTCCGTACAGCGAAGTTACACGAGCAATATTGCACACAATTTTGTGCCTGTAACGCCCAGTATTGGCCCCAAGAGTATCCGCTGGTGTAGGCACCCTACCGTCTTCCCGTACAGCACTCAAGAAGCCCGTTTCTGGTTCTCCATCCTCATCCAGAACACCTCCAGCAATGGAATTCTTTCTGTGCCTATACGTGTAGTAGTGAACCACATCCTTAACAAACTCAGCCTTCTCGCCCATCAAGATAAGATTAGGGCAGATTTCCTTTTCAACCCCAACTGACAACTTAGGTGTAGTCGGAACATAAATAGGTTTACTGCCATCAATCTTGTTCATCAAGAAGTCCTTCAGTTTGTGCATCTGAACTCCAAGGTGCTCTAGACGAAGTTCTTTGAACAAAGATGCTTCGGTTTGCTTGACGTAGCGTGTAATAGCCTCCTCGATTTGCATTCGATTCTTAACTGTCTTATCGGTGTTCTTTACCAAATCTCGTTCTTTTACCTCAGTTGGCCTCCAACCCAGACTCAGCAAATAGCCCTTCACAACATCAATATCTTCAATAGTTGCTTTGGTTGTATTCTTCAATGGTTCTTCCGTCAGAACAGAAAATTCCTTACCTTCAAACAAAATAGTCTGAAAATCCTCTGTTAGTTTTGCATTGTGCTTTTCCAAGAACTTCTGCATATGTGAAGAGACTTCCCCATTCTTTTTAAAGCGTACCTTAGGCGGGATATATGAGGAGTACTCCGTCTTTGGCATTTGCTTTTCAGGAAGAAGAGGATCAACTTTTACAGCAATGTTTTGCATCAGTTTAGTAAGTTCTTCAATGTTCTTTTGAGCAAGTTGTACATCAAAATCCATACCAAACAGTTCGCGCTTCAAAGCCAAGTCAGCAAGTTTGACTTCCATCAAATAAGGCTTTGACCAATTATGATCACCTTGCTCTTCAAGAAGTTTCTTATAAATGGACAAGTTAACTGCGGTGTCTTGAATGCAGTATTCCAGCATCTCTGGACTGAACCTGTGCCATTCATTGAAGTCGCCTTTATGATTGCCAAGGCGTTTACCCCAAGCATCCAACGAATGCCCTCCAAAACGATCAGCGTTCAAGAGTTTAGACCAAAGCAATGTATCTGTAAACTTACAAGGCTTCCCGAACAATAGTGAATCTTCTCCAGGATAACCTATACGATATTCCCATAGGCCATAAAGTTGTAGAACTGGTGCATCATAGTTGATAATGTTGTGCCCAATGATTTCAGTTGCTTCGCTCAAAGCTTCTTGCACCTTAGATTTAGTCAAGTCTTTACCGTGCAAGGAAACAACTTCATTTGTTTCTGCATTACGAATTACGATACACCATACATTGAAATCATCCTTCAGCTTGAACGGCATTTCTGTGTAGTCCAAAGCAGGACCGAGCAGATTAGACGCCTCAATGTCTACAATAAACTTCATTTTACTCCTTTTGTTTGTGTCTTTCGCCGTATTCAGTAGATTCTTCTAGCAGTTGCATCCGCTTAATACAAGCTTGTTTCCAAGCCTCCATTATACCTAACTTCGTTACAGAAAACAAGTAGCATTGTCTATTCTTAGTTCCAAGTCGGGCCTGGGCAAACAAGTAACCGTCAGTTTCTAGCCAAGTTACTCCTGATTTTAAAGACTGTTTGTATTTGCCTTTATTTTTATTATTTATCTCTATTGTAACCAATCTTAGATTATTTATCTTGTTGTTATATCTATTACCGTCAATGTGATCAATTACCAAATTCTTATCAATCTCTCCGAAGATAAGAGAGTAGACAATTCTATGAGTGTACCATCTGGAACCCGCTGCATCAACCCTATAGCCCTTCTCTGTAACATGCCCTACAGGTTTGCCACTTTTTATAGAAACTATGCCGGTAGGACTTTCTTCCGAGTAACGAAAAAGTTTAGACCAATCTATTAAATTATAATCTTTTGTTTTTGCCATTAAAATTCTGTTCCTTCTTGATCTAAAATAACTTCCCATGTTTCTTGATCCAACGTAAACACATCAGCAATACCAAGAGAATCTCCAAAACGTGTTTTCAGCACCTTAATTCTAACGCGACCGCGAGAAAAATCAGGAAGAATCTCTGGTTCAATACCAAGAATGTTCCAACTACATTGTTCCAGCGCGGCGCTACCTCGTGCGGACTCTTTACGAACATTAACCCAAAATGGTTTATCTTCTTGACCTTTTTGAGGAAGGAATTGTGCAGAATCACTCCGGTTAATGTGGCATACTACAATCAAATGCACTGCATTAGCAGCACAAAAGCTTGCAAGCGCAGTCATAACCATATCAAGTTCTTTACGCTCGTTTTCACTTTCGTTGCCGGATACTACCATTGAAAGATGGTCTAGCAGGATGTACTTACAACCCTTAACCAGAACCATATTTTTAACCTTAGCCATTAGGGTATCAATAGGCATACTGCCAAAGTGATCCAGCATGACCAGCTTTTCATTATTTACAATTGAATCGTAGACTTCTTTGATAGCCTCCTTAGAAGCCACAGATAAAGGATTACGTTTGAACTTGAGGTAATTAACCTTCAATTCTGCCGCAATCAAACGCTGGAAGGTATCTTTGTTCCCTTCTTCAAGAAAGATCATGCCGATTTTGTGACCATCTTTCATAAACCTGTCGGCCAAAATAGAACAGACTGTACTCTTACCTACGCCAGAGGGAGCAAGAATCATTGTCAATTCTTTTTCCCGGAAGCCGTACAAACGTTCCATTAGTTTTGGGAAACAATCAATCATAACTCCTTTTGGCTGAGGTTCGATAATTGTTTCAAAAGAAATCTCCGAAGCATCTACAACCTTCTCTGTGCTGAAAGGTTTCTTCCCAAACTGCACCAACTTAGCAAGCTCACTTGACTTACCCGCTTGTAGATAATCAGACGCATCTTTAAAGCCCATTTCAGCCGTGATGGACATGATAGACATGCCTGAGTCAATTAAGGCTGCTGCGACAGCTTCGCGGGCCTCGTGCCCCTTCATTACACCTTTCTTCGCCTCTGCTGGGGTGCAGTGATCGTCATCAAAAAATGTAGTCAGGGCATCGTGGGATGTTACGTAAGCTTCATTGTGAAGAATAGCTTCTACTGCATTCTTAGTTCCCAGGGGAATAGAAACCACCTGTGGCTCCATGCCCTCGTACTTAGTCCCTTTGACATTATCCACCAACGCCTGAAAAGTACTCAGGCAATCCCAGCCGCCTTCGGTACATACAAGGTTTGCACGCTTGCGATTGATACTCTCGGCTACGTCTTGACCAAACAGCTTATTTCCGATAGATACACTACCTACAGCAAGCCAGTGCCCGTCTTCGTCCTTGCCTTTCGTAATGTCTTGTTTCATGAAGCCAGTCAGAACACCCTTCTGGTTATATGAAGGGAAATAGTAAGCCTCAACTGTCTTTCCATCTTTTTCTGACAGTGCAGCCCGAACTCCATAG